ATGCATCTTATTTCACGCGTTTCGATAGAGGGTTTCTGGGACTCCTATGACTTCGACGTTGAGATGGATTCCAGCGTCACCTTCTTCATCGGACAGAATGGAACGGGAAAAACAACATTCATCAATCTCCTGGCTGCCGCGCTGACCGCCGATTTCAAGACCCTCGACAGGATGCCGTTCCGAAGAGTTACGATCAATTTGGCACCAACCAAGAAAGGTGAAAAACCTTCGATCATCGTATCCAAGTCAAGAAAGAAAGAACGGGCGTTCGAGCTCATAGACTACCGGATTAATCCGGGCGGCGCGAACTCGAAGGAAGTCCGTTTTTCGCTGGATGACACAGAAGAGCAAATGATTTTGCGACGCGTTCGTCATGACCCGCGATATTTTGACTACTATCACAGGTTTCAAAGCGGATTGATGCCTGTTCTTAATAAGCTTGTCTCAGTCAATTGGCTGTCGATTCATAGGACTTCGCCGAACGATAGGCCGCGAGAAGATCGAACATACGAATCTTCAATTGATCAAAAACTTGAGTCGTTGTCTAACGATCTTGTCAGATATTTTGCGACATTGTCGCGGCAAAAAGACGATGAAATTAGGGCATTTCAAGAATATCTTTTCGTTTCACTTATCGAGCATCGGGAAGATATAAATCCGTTTGATGACGATAAGCTTGATCTTGTCCCACAGTATGCTGAAGCTCTTCAGACGATATTTAAGGAGCTTCATGTGCAGAGAGACACAAGGAGTCTCCTTTCCAATTTTACAGATCGCGCCGCAGCATTCAAAGATAAATCAAATAAGGACACATCACCCGGTCTTACAACAGATGAACTGATATTTAGGATTGGGCTATATCGTATTGAAGATGTCGTCACGCGCTGGGAGGCTCTACAAGAGAGGCTAAAGACAATATTTAGCCAAAAGGATCGATTCCAATCTATAGCGGACGATCTATTTCAGAGAAAGAAAATGACGTTCTCTGAGAGCAACGAGATGGTATTTTTGTCTCGAACGGGTAAGCCCCTTACACCGCAGATGCTTTCCAGTGGCGAGAAGCAGCTTCTTATATTGATGAGTGAAGCTCTCTTGCAACGTGAGATGCCTGCGATATTCATCGCCGATGAGCCCGAATTGTCACTGCATGTACTTTGGCAAGAGAGACTTGTTGGTAGCCTTCGTGCCCTTAATCCCAATGCGCAGATAATAGCTGCAACGCACTCCCCAGATATCGTTGGTCCGCTTTCTGATAAGGCCATCGATATGGAGACGCTTGTGAAATGACCTTAAGAAGATCAGCAAGCGCTCTGCACAGTTTGAATATTTTCTATCGTGTCGATGTAGTTGTCTTTTGCGAGGGGGGCGCGTCACTCTCTTACGAAGACGCCATCAAGTCATCGCATACGGATGGAACGTTAGACTCGCTATATTGGGAGGCAATTTTACAAACGTACGGTGTTCAGAAGAAATACCACGTAAAGTCTGTTGGCAGTAAGCAGACGCTGCTGCTGATAGCTAGAGATATTCATCAGGCGCAGGTGAATAGTATAACCATCTGTATGGATGCGGACTACGACCGCCTATGTGGCACACAGAATATTACGCATCGGACGGCTTGGACAATGGGTTACAGCTGGGAGAACGATGTAGCCAATGTTGCATCGCTGGAGGGGATAGTTACCACGCTCGTTGGCGGGGCAGCTGGAGCGGCACTAATTCAAGAGTTGCGGGAGAAGGTAGCTCATTTACAGCGAGAACTTCACCGCTGGACCGAAATCGATATCAGCCTGTGTGTTCGAGGTCATGGGGGGCTATTCGACCGTGAAAAGCCGCTGGCGGCGATAGACATGAATGATCCCCCGTCGGTTAGGGAGGGGGCGCTGGCACAACGTCTCACCGGGGCAGGATATCAGCGTAAACCGCGGCGAGTTGTGTCCGTGGCTCCGGAGGACGTTACCTGTGTTTGTTTTGGAAAGCTCATAAGTCGGGCGCTGTATCACGCACTCGTGTCGCTGCTTCGCAGAACAACCAACATTCGGTTGGATTACGAAATGTTCATGAGACTGGCGATCAGTGAAACAGTGAGGCTAGCTAGGGCCGGAGTGCTGCCGCAGTTCTCTGCCCACATCCAGTCTCAGCGAAGCGCGTTCGTTTGAGCAAACTGAACGGCCCGTGGAGTGTTGCTTGACGCAATGCCGATGAGAGTGATCAGCCCGGGGTTGACGGCGCGAGCCGACCAATAGCCTTTGGTGGCGGCAGCCTCCGGCCCCTCCTGGGGAGGGGGTGGAGGGTGGCGACAGGCCGAAGGCCCTCTTGTTCGGTGAAGGGCCGTCACCAGCCCGCCGGGTCCCGCCGACTATGCGGGAGGGGGTGCTGGCCGGCACGGCCAGCAGGGCGAGACAAGTGGCTCGCCCGGCCTCCCGGAGCATCGTCGGTGGGGGCGGGATGGGAAACCGCGGGCGACCCACGGCCGGCACGAAACCTTGATATGCGATGCGGGCCGGTAGGCCCGCCACGAAACCGGGACAGGCGCATTCGGCTCGGTTTCGTCAGCCCCCGACAAGGCCCCTCGGAGAGCCGACGGCTATGGGAGCGAAGCGGGAATAGCTGTAGTCGGTCACTACACCTGTTTGAACGCGCGCGCCGGCGGCGAATGATGTCTGGGAGTGTTAGCTTCCGGACGTGCCACGATGGGCTTCCAGTTCGTTCACATCGAGACCTATGCGAGGAAGGCCGATCGGCACGGCCGGACGGTGGCGTGGGTGCTGAATGAAGCCGAGCGCCGGGAGGGTGCGTGCCCGCACGTCGTCAGCCCGGAGCCGCCGCAGGTCATTTACGGCATGGCCTTGGGGGAGGTTCGGCAGGTCCATAATGAGGCCGCCGCCGCCCATGTCGTGATGCTGAAGAACGGCCGGACGAGGGCACTGCGATCAGACCAGAAGACGCTGGTAACGGTCGTCGCCAGCCACCCGGCGAGGATGGAGTATGTCAGGGCGAATGCGACCGTCGCGGCCGATGTCACTGCATGGGAAGCGCGGACGGTGGGATGGCTCGTCGGGCAGTATGGTGACAGGTTGCTGTCCGTCGTCCGGCACATGGACGAAGCACACGCGCATGTCCACGCCTATATCCTTCCAACCGATATGCGCGCCTCCCATCTCCATCCCGGTGCGGAAGCAAAGCGCCTCGTGGTCGAGGCCGGCCCGCGCGAAGGGGAGGATGCGAAGACGCTGAACCGCCGGGGTGATGCCGCCTACAAAGGGGCGCTGCGGGAGTGGCAGGATTCCTATTGGCAGCATGTCGGCCTTCCTTCTGGCCTCACTCGTCTCGGCCCGGCCCGGCGGCGGCTGACGCGCGCGGAATGGCACGCGGAGCGTGTCGCCTCCCGGGCGGTGAAGGAAGCGACTGAGCAGGCCAATCGGGTGGAGCAGCAGGCTGCCGCCCTCCTCACGAAGCGCCGCAACGATGCCGCCACCCTCGTGGCCAGCGCGAAGGCGGTGGCTCAGGCAGATATTGCCTCAGCCCGCCGTCAGGCCGACGCGGCCAGGCGATTGCACGATGCTGCACAGCAGCAGCGCCGGAAGGCTCGGCAGGCAGAACGCACCGCACGATCGCAGGCGAGGCGCTTGGTGGCTGCGGCGCACGTGGAGGCTGACCGTCTCCGCTCCTTCGGGAGCCGCCTTCGGAGGCTCTGGGATGGCCTACAGCTTTCCACGATTCGCGTATCCGTCCGGCAGGAGGTTGCCGCCGAAATCGACCGCCTGAAGGCTGGCCTGAAACGCGCCGGCGAGCGTCTGGGCGAGGAGGCTGCTCGGCGGCGGGAGGCGGAACGCCGCGCAGTCGATGCCTCCGCGTCTGCGCGTGCCGTGGGCCGGGATCGCGATCGGCTGCGGCTGGAACTCGACGCGCTCCGGCCGGACCCTGCTCCGGGCGTGGGACCGAGACTGATACCAGCCGGGAGGAAGCCATGACCGACACCAGGAAACGGCATTGCTGGGATGCCCGGCTGGTGCGGGCGCGGTTGGCACGGCAGCGCTCGCGTCAGCGGCGTGCCGGATGGCCGCTGGCGTGGCTCCTGTTCGCGCTTGCCTTCCTATCGCCTGCCGTCGTGGTCGCGGCTCCCAACTCCGAGAGGGAGCGAACGCAACGAGCGGACGGGAACGACTACGGCGGCGGGTCGCGCCCGGTATCGCCCATTGAGTCGGACGCGCCGCACACCCTCCGCCCGAGATGGGTTCCGCAATCTGGCCGCTATGGTGGCAGCCGTCCCTCGCTAGCGCGACTGCTTCGCGATCTGCGCCGTCCTGCAGCGAGGCGGGAAGCGGCCGACACGCTGCTGACCCGGCTCCCTGCCGGGGAGGCCACGCTTCGCGACTGGGTTGCGGAGCAGGTCAACGCGAGCAGTTCCACGGCACTGGCAACGTGGGTCCGGCCGGGGATGCCGGAGGAGGACATCATCGCGGCGTGGCGAGGGGCAGCCCGGCGCGAGGCCGAAAGCGATGTTTCGGCACCTTCCGCAAGCCCTGCCCCCTGATTGGGGAAGGGGTCGATACCGGAATAGCGCGTAAACGCGTTTCCCGAGGCGCTGGGGCGGGGTCTCTTTCCGGGGTGGGCCAGCATAGCGGACGACCCAAAACCCCCCGCTAGAATCGCCCGCAAATCGATCCGTCGTGTCAACAATTGCCCGGATCGACCCCGAATCCGGCCGCCAGCGCGACCAGCCCGGATTCGTCGCCTGTCCCTCTGCCGGTCAGAATGACCGGCGCGGTGATCCGTCCCGGTGCTCGCGGCGGGTTTTGTACAGGACGGTGGAAGGCGGTGTGGGTGGTCTCAGTCACCGCCGGGAGGAGCTTTGTCACCCGGCTCTCCACCCGAGGGAGGGGCGCAGCCCCGAACTCTTGGGTCGGTTGGACTATCTGAAAGATGGTCCAACCCTACCGCCTCCGAGGGAGGGGGCGCAGCCTGCCCGACCACAGGCGCAGCGATCCTCCCGGCTCCGGCCTCCGCGACCATCTGCGCGGCGGTGGCAGTGTCTACGATCTTCCATTCCTTTTCCGTCCGTAGCAGAACCTCGCCAGTCGAAGGGGAGAAGCAGCCGATGACGGCGCGCCGTTCCTCGCCATATCCTGAAACCTTCGTGACGCGCAGTGGCATCGGCGGCAGCGGGTCGCTCTCCTCGATCTCGTCGCGCAGCCAGTCCTGCTCTGCCGGGTCGAGGTCGGTATCGGCCCAGAGGCCCATTGCGATACCCGCATGCCATGCCAGGAACGCTGCGCGGTCGGCAGCCTCTCCGGCGGCGGCCTGTACCTCGTCCCGTTCGTCCGAGAACTGGATGTCGGTGGCCTCGCGCCGGAGTTCGGCCGCGTTCTCGGCGTGGGCCTGCGTCTCGCGCATCAAACGTATCGCCAGCGCCATGCGCGGATCGTCCGGCATGTCCTCTGAACGCATCGCGTTGGCCCACAGCGTGTCCCACGTCTCCATCGGAGAGCGGCGGGAGTCGAAACCGATCCAAGTGTGGCCGCGAACACGCCTGCGGGTCTTCCACGCGGCGAACCTCTCCTGCTCGTCGCCGGTCTGCGGCTGCCCGGTATCCACCGCGTCGGCAGGCAGCTCTCCTGCTTTGCTCGAACGCCGGGTTGCGTCGTAGCGGGTCGCATACCGGGCGGCGTACCGGGCAACAGAGGCTGCCGTTTCAGCCTTCCCGTTCGCTCCGCGCGGCGGCGCGTATCGAACGTCAGCGTCTCCGATCACATAGGCTGAACATCCCGGGTCGGCGCGTCGGCGCTCCTCCTGCCGCTCCTCGATCGGCGTGGATGAGAAGCGCCCCCAGAAAGCGTCGCACACTGCCCTCGCATCTTCCTGCGTAGGGCAGGCGAGGATGATGTGACGGTGGGGCGTGCCGGATTGCTGGGGCTGCGCATTCCACCAGCCGCAGGGCCTGACTTGGCGTTCGCGTAGCAGCGCCATCGTCTGATGGTGCATGTCCTGGAGTGCGTCCAGCGCCTCCTGCGGCCCCAGCCGCGCATCCCAGCCTTCGGCCCGCCTTCCCTCGTTGGTGGCGTTCGCAACGTATCGACCGGGCAGGGTGATTGTAATCCAGCACACATGCCAGCCGAGCCCGGCGAAGCGGCGCAGCAGCGCGTCCATCAGGAGCCGCCGCTTGGTCACGTCGGCTACCTTTGCCCGCTGGTTGAGTTCCGCCATCGGAATCTGGATGGTCGGGTCTTCTACTTGGACCAGGCGCAGCCCTTCAAGGATTTCCACCGTGCGTCGGGCCTGTTCGCGGTGGAGCGTGAGGGCGTAGTCCGACACGTAGAGCGGACGGCCGGGAACGACTGGCCCGCCCACTGCGCCGAGCGCCTGCTCGACGTAGAGCAGCGCGCGCGTCTGTGCCTTCACCAGCCGCCGCCGCTGCCACTTCTCGCAACGGCCTTTCCGGTGGGCGGGCTCCTGATGGGTCGGGTTGCCTTCATGATCCTGACGCGGAAACTTCACAGCATAACGGCGGGCTCGATCGGCAGCCTCTTCCGCCAGCGCCATTGGGCCACGGCCAAGGAGTTCCAATCCCTCCCAGCCGACATAGGCGAGGATTGCCTGCTCCCGCTCCCGTCGTCGGGCGGGCGACATGCGGACGAGGAACGGGGCAAGCTCCGGCGGAAGGAAGCGGATGACGGTGCGGTGGTCGCGCTGCTCCGGCGGCAAATCGTGAATGCGCGGCGGCAGGAAACCGCGCGGCCCCGGGCAGTGCGCCTCCTCCGTGTCAAGGTCGGCAAACTCCTGCAAGCGCCATGCGGCATCTGCGTCGGCAAGGTCGGCGGCGGAGAGCCCAGCGCGCCATGTACGAAATGCTTCTGCGTTCTGCCCCGCCGCAAGCTCGTGCCCTCGATCAAGCGCGCTCCGATGCACGGAGTTCCATAGGGCGTTCCGGCGTTCTCGGCTTCCAAGAAACCCTGTCTCGGTGAGCAAGTCGCCGGCCGGTGCGGGTCGAATCCAGATCGCCCGTACGGCCGATGCTGGAAGCGCGGCAGACGCGGAAAACTCCTGTAATTGCAGGGCCGCGTCAACATTTTTGGCCTGAGGGTTAGACTTGGGCTGTGGCTCGGATAGGGAGGCTCCGAGCCGGGGGCTCACCCGCTACGGCGGGCGGCGTTGACGTGTGCGTGGTCGAACAACATGCTGAACTCGCCTACACGCCGGGGAGGGTTGCAGCCCTATGATCCGGCGTTTTCTATTGGGCGGCAGGTTCCTGCAAGCGTCAAGCGGGATGTCGATCAGGTCGAGATGCGAGGCTGGAGCCGCACCTTTCGAACACGAACGGGGCGATGACGTGACACGTCCGCATTGCTCAGGAAACCCAGCTTCAACGGTGACGTGAAGGATTCGACGACTTTGGCGAGCACCTTGACCGACACACCCTTCACATAAGTCCTTCCCTCTCCACGGTCGCCACCCTCATGCCCCATCACAGCGTTGATGTGCGATTCTTTGTGGGAGGTGCCTTCGAGCTCCGTTCTGAATGTGTGCCGGAAGGAATGAAAAACGTTCCGGCGACCATAGCCAAGTGCGCTCTTGAAGCGTGAGAATTCACGGCTGAACTGCGCCCCCAGCTTCCCTCCCTGTAGAGCGAGATCAGGAAACACACGGTTCGTTCCCGCCTCCCGTCGACGCTCGATCAGTTCGATAAAACCGTGCGCGATCAGCCACGGATGGATCGGTATCTGGCGCTCTCCAGCCTCGGTTTTTGGGTCCCATTCGCCGTCATGAGGCTGCACGACGAAGCATGCCATCCCGTTGATGGATTGTACGTCGTGCACCGCGCGCAACCTGCATATCTCCTCCAACCGCATGCCGCTGTGGAGAGAGATCAATGGGAGCCAGTGGAAGGCAGAATCGCGATCATGCCTCTGATAGTCAGCCGACCGGAAAAGGTGTTCCAACTGTTCTGCCGACCACGCCTCTCGATCCTTGTTGCTTGACTTCGTGCCGGGGAACTTGTGCCCCTCGAACGGGCTTGGCGAGCGTGGAATCAACCCTTGGAAGGTCAGCCACTCCCAGTATCGATTCATCGCAGTGTTGTGCCGCTTGGCGGTCTTCATTTTTACGCGGCTCGCGCCAGTCGCGTCCGCCTTCCGGATCGCGTCCAGTGCGTGGACGTGGCGACCTTTGCCGTGAGAGTCGGGGAGACGCAGAAGCTGATCGCGGAAGGTCTCTGCGTCGTCGTAGGTGATTTCGCTGAAACGCCGATCTCCGATGATCTCCGTAAACAGCCGCGCCGCCACTCCATACTGTTGGGCGCTGTGTAGACTGATCGGCGCGACGAGCTTCCACCCCTTTACGAGCGCGGCCTGCCATTCCTCCACATGCTGGCTCACCTTCGGAGTCACCACCGATGGCGCGACGTGGGACTCAGGAGCAGTTGATAAAGTTGGGGGTGCGGGCAGATTTTCCGGCCGGAACACTTCCTGCATACGCTTCTCGACGCGCTGCTGGATAAGGTCTGCAAGCACCTCGGCTGTTCGGTCCAGAACGGAGATGGGCTGTTGCGGATATCCGGCATCCTCGAGGGCTGCCTCGGCTTGATGTCGCCGCGCCCATAACGGGGTGAAGCCGTGTTCGTAGTCGGTGCCAAGCTCCAGAAGCTTGGACGGGAGTTCATGGCCTTCCCAGCGGAGCTCCCCCGGTAGCTTTGAATCGATCTGACGGTCGAAGACGGTCTGCCAGTGAGGTTGAGCAAGCCAACGCCTCGCTGCGGCACGTATATCCTCGTCATTCACAGTGTAGTCGTCAGCCATGGCGAATAGCTTCTCTGATGCCAGAAAGAGCGCGGCGGCCCGTTGTCTGGCTAGCCTTGCCACGGAGGTCTTTAAGCTGCGGTATATTTCCCTGCGGCCGATACGCTCCTGAAGGTGTCCCGGCACACGTCGACGGAAAAGAAAAGTGTTGCCCTCACGGCATAGGTACTTTGGCATTGCGCGCCCACTTGTGGGGGTGCCGTGTGGGGGTATTCCCGGCACGGGCCAAATCGCGCTAAATTATTGAAAATAAACAAGTTTCTGGCTGGGGAACCTGGATTCGAACCAGGACTAACGGAGTCAGAGTGTTTTAACAGACATTGATTTTAAATGATTTTCTGCAAATCCGTTGCATATCTGTTGCATGGAATGCGTTGTAACTTGCCGCACTAAGCGGCAATCAATCGGCTTTCAATGGCCTTCATGGCAGCGGCGTCACCCTCGTCATCCTTGAACAGGTAGCCGTAAAGATCATAGGTAATCTGGATAGAGGCGTGCCCCATCAATTCCTGCACCTTCTTGGGCTTGAAGTTCTGCTCAATGAAGAGCGCGGCGGCGGCGTGGCGGAGAGCGTGTAGACCATACTTCGCCTCGATGATCGACTTGCCGTCGTCGTCCTTCTTGCCGCTGTCTACCGTGATACCGGCCTTCACCTGCAACGGGAAAAAGCAGCGTTTCAGGATGTTCTGGTGGTACTCGACATTGCCAGCGCCATTGGGGAAAACGAGGTTGTGTTCGCCCTTCGGGCAGACCTTCTGCCATTCTCGCAAGAGGGCAACGACAGTCGGAGGAAGGGGAATGTCGCGCGTTCCGGCATCTGACTTCGGCGGGCCGAATTGGTTATGGCTGTCGACCCGCTGGCGGACCTGTAGAACGGCAGCGTCGAGGTCGACATTCTCCCATTTCAGACCGCGCAACTCGGATCCCCGCAATCCGGTGAAGACCGCCGTATATATGAACGGCTTCCACTTTCCCGGCACGCCTGACAGGATTGCCCGTAGCTCGGCCCGTGACGGCATTTCAGGACGTTCCTTCCCGCGCTGCGGCGTCTTCACCTTCACGGCGCGGACGGGGTTGTGAGCGGCCTTACCGCGGCGCTGAGCCTCAAGGAAGATGCATGACAGGGAAACCATGACCCGCTTGACCATCGGTCGGCTACGGGTCTCCATCAACTTGTCCTTGAATGCTTCAATGGCTGGCGTGTTCAGCCGGGACAGCTTCTGCGCTCCGATCAGCGGGACGATGTGCAGTCGAACGTGTTGCTCATAGGCGGCGAGGGTTGTTCGCTCCAGACCTTCGTCGGCACCGTGGCGCAGCCAAAGCTTCGCGGCCTCTGCCACGGTGATCGAAACAGAGTCCGCGACGTGAGTTCCCTGTCCGACTTCGGTGCTGGTCTTGGTCCAGAACGCGGTAGCTTCGGCCTTGGTGGGGAACTGTCTGGAGCGGCGCTTGCCTTCGCCGTCTTTATAGTCGCACTGCCAGACCACGTTGCCGGTATCGACCAATGTGCGTTTCCGAATCGATGCCATCGCGCGTCCCTCTGTATCTAGCGGGCACCATGCGCGACTAACGGAAATTGTGCAACAGAAAAGAAATCAAAAAAAATGCGTCGTCCCCTATTGCAATGGGAGGCGAAGAGGCGCATATGTAGGAATTGTTCGCGCGTAAACGTACGGCGCTCAGCATAAACTGATGTCAAGAGCCTTATGACAGATTGCTAGACCGACTGCAACAATTATTTTCGGAGGGACCACATGAACGATAATTCCCCGCTTTCCGAAGACATCCTTCGTGGCGCTGCGGCTATCGCGGACTATCTCGGCTTCGATCGGCGGGCCGTCTACCACGCCGTCACCAAGGGGAGCCTACCGCACTTTCGTATTGGGGAAACCGTATGCGCGCGGAAGTCGACCATCACGGCATGGATACAGCAACAAGAATCCGCATCGAGGGCCGCGGCATGAACGTCGGCGAATACAAACAGGCCAAGACCCGCGAAATAGTCGAGGAAGCCATCAGCCAACTGTGCGCGGTCGGGCTATCCGCCGATGGCGCCGCCGGGCTGTTGGTTCGACAGGGCATGATTAGAATTGAGGATTTGCGGAAGCGGAAGGAGGCGGCCGCCTTCGCCGCAGAGCACGCCGAAGACGCCATAGACTGACAGCCGTCATCACCAAATCCTGGCCGCCAGTGGCCGGGCGTTGCCTTACCATCACGGATAACAAGACCGGCGAGCGGCCGGCGAACCAAAACCTCAGAGACAGGAACACTCCCTTGCAGATTCTGGAAATTCGACCCGCGCCGCCCGGCGACGGGCGCTACCGCACGCTCGCGCATTTCGATGCCGAGCTAACCGATAGCATCCGCATCTACGGAATGCGGTTGCTGGAGGCCGACAACGGCCGCCGACTAACCTATGCGCCGTCAAGTGGCGGGCGCCGGTTCGCGACCTTCGCACCGGCACTCATTGCAGAAATTACCGCCGCAGCAAACGCGGCTTATGACAAGGGGCACGCTACCGCCAATGACCGCCACAGCGACTAACCTTTCGCCGACCGCCGACCTTCGCCTGACAGTCCTAGATAATGGCTACTGGCCAATCCCTGCCGTGGGAAAGAGAACCTTTGTCGACGGTTGGTCGACCATGCGGGCTGACGCGTCATCAATTGACGCCTGGACCCATGAATATCCGGACCATATCAACACCGGCTTGCTGACCGGCGAGCTTGTCGCCATCGATATCGACGCGCCGGACTCCGAAACGGCGGAGTCCCTTATCGAACTGGCGCTGGCGCTTCCGGGCGCAATGGGCACGCCTTACCGTGTCGGCAAAGCGCCTAAGTGCCTTTATATATTCCGCGCGGCAGAACCGCGCGACAAGCGCGCAACGGGCAAGTTTCGTGTTGGCGAGCACGTCTGCGAAGTCGAAATCATGGGCATTGGCCAGCAGATTATCGCCTTCGGCACGCACCCTGATACTGGCCAGCCTTATGAATGGTTCAACGGTTCTCCGCTCGACACGCCGTTTTCCGAACTTCCCGAAATCAGCACCGAGACGATTGATGCCTTTCTCGTGGACGCCACGGAAGCGCTCGCCGCACGCGGCACGCCTTTTTCGAAGGCCCGGACCAAGCCCGCGGCAGCGAATGACAACCGTCCTCCTATCGCGATTTCTGGTGACGGGCCGTGGGCCGACATAAAGACGCGCGCGTTCGCAGACCTCAATGCGTGGGTTCCGCAGCTAGGGCTTGCCCGGCTGAAGCGCTATAATCAGGGCTTCCTTGCCGTCGCCAGTTTCCGCCCTTCGCGCCGTGCTGGTCTCGCCGACAATAAGCGCGGCCAGGCGCTGGAAATCTCCCCGCAAGGCATCTGCGACCATTCAGATGATAATCGCGGCTACAGCCCGATTGACCTGGTTATGGCGTGCCATGGCATAGCCGCTCCTGAAGCTGCCGACTGGCTTCGCGAACGTGTTGGCGGTGGAGAGTACCGGGATGACGGCACAAAGCCGGCGAACCTTAGCGGCTTGATTGCCAAGAAGGTGCTGCCGGCGGCGGGGCAATCGGAGACACCGCCCGTCGACCTATGGGCGCGCCATATGCACCCGCCGATGCCTTCTGGCGTGCTGCCGCCCGTTATCGAGGAATACGCACGCGTCCAGGCAGAGATGATGGGCGTTGACGCGGGCGGACTTGCCGCTGCGGCGTTGGCCGTTTGCGCGGCAGCGATTCCGGACAGCATCCAGTTGAAGGTAAAGCGCCATGACGACTGGATGGAATCGCCGCGAATTTGGGTCGCGTTGATTGGCAGCCCGAGCACCAAGAAAAGCCCGCTCATTGCCAACGCCACGGCTCCGCTGAAGAAACTCGACCGTGAACTTTACCGCGCCTATGCCGAGGCCAAGGCCGAATATGATGCGCTTGATAAGGAGATAAAGAAGACCGCGACGGCACCTAAGCACGTTCGGCTCCGCTTGGAAGATACCACCATCGAAGCCGCGCAAGAGGTTCTGAAAGACAGCCCGAACGGTGTTCTCTGCCTTCAGGACGAGCTTTCGGGCTGGTTTGGTTCCATGGATAAATACTCCGGGAACCGGGGCGCTGCGAAAGACCGCGCCTTTTGGCTCCAATCCTTCAACGGCGGAAACTACACCGTCAACCGGATTGGCCGGGGCGCTGTCTGGATAGACAATCTGTCTGTTTCGATGCTTGGCGGAATCCAGCCGGAACCGATGCGGAAGGTCGCTGGCGATGCCGTCGATGACGGCTTGCTGCAACGGCTCTTTCCTATCGTGCTCGGCAATGCGTCCATCGGGAAAGACGAGCCGACACCGCCCGTGGTTGCGATGTATGCTGCACTTGTCGAGCGGCTTCACGGCCTTAGCAAACCTCTTGCAGGCGGCTTGATGGAAGTGCCGTTGCGGTTTGACGAGGGCGCGCAAGCTATCCGCAATGAACTGGAGGCGAAGCACCATGCCATGGCCGCAGGCTGGGAGGCGGTGAACAAGAAACTTGCCGCCCATATTGGAAAGTATGACGGGCTTTTCGCTCGGCTATGCGCCATCTGGCATTGCATCGAGTCGACGGGGAACCGTCCGGCTTCCGAAGTGAAGGAAGACACGGCACGCCGCGTTGAGGCGTTCCTGCACGACTTCCTGTTCCCGCACGCCATCGCTTTCTATGCGGACGTGCTCGGCCTTTCCGAGCGGCACGACGCGTTGCTGGCGACGGCCGGGTGGATACTAGCGCACCAGCCGCCGAGCATCACCGTTCGGAGCGTCCGCCGCGGCGATAGCGTCATGCGCGCGATGGACAACCACGAAGCGCAATCGGTGCTGGAACGGCTCGACGCCTTCGGCTGGCTTGAACCCGCCCAGGCTGCCCGGCGGGATAGCTTGCAATGGACCGTCCGACCCGCCGTGCATACGCTGTTTGCATCCCGCGCCAAGGATGAGGCCGAACGCAGGCGGAAGGTTCGCGAGGTAATCGCGGATGCCGGGCGGTTGAAACAGGCAGCTTAGGCAAGTGTCACCGAGTGGCCCTTGTGCGCGTGAGATAGAAACCATCTTCGTTCTATTCTTATTATATTCGGACGCTGATTTTTTCATTGTCTCATGCACGCAAGGGCGGGTTGGTGACACTTCAGACATAACGGCCGCCATCAGAGCGGCGACCACAAACAGGAAGCGCTGAATGACCTACAATCTCCCGGCACTGTACGCACTGGCGAAGAAAAATCCCGACGCCGCCCTAGCCGTGTTTCACCGGCTCCGCGACGAGTCCTATTCGCATGTCGAGGCCGCGCCCTTGCATGATGGTCGCGACGCCAATGTCGACGATGCTGAAGTCCATGTCGTGCCCGACGAGCCGCTGACTTCAGAGACGATGAGCGAGATGGTGCAGGACGGCCCGGATGAAATCGCGATCGAAGTGTTGCACGAGGTACGGCCTTCCATTGACGAGATGCTGAAGGGCCTGGGCTGGATCGAATGGCCTTGGTGCGGCGAGCGGGACAAGAAGGGCCGATACAAACGTACGCTGCCATTTGGCTATGCAATGCAAACGCCATCCGGAAAGTTAGTCCCAGCGGAAGGTGGGTTGTGCGATCCGATCTTCGACGGCCACAACGCGATGTTGGGCGGGTTGACGTTCTATCTCCGCCCGAAAGCCCGCCGCTGGCACGAGGGCGGCTTGCTGGTGTCCTACATGGATGCCAGCGGCGAGGAACGTCGACCAGCTTACAATGCGATGAAACCACGCGGCGGGAAGCGACCGTTGCGCACAAACCCCGAAGCTGAGTCATACCTTGCACTTCGCGGCGCCGTTGCTTCGCCCATGGATGCGGCAGGGTTGCGGACGCCCATGTCAGGCGAGCCGGCATTGGGAGACTACTACCACCCTACGGCAGACGCCGCAGCGAACGCCGTTGAACTGGCCGATGCTTACGCAAACACGCCCGTCTTGCCGACCGCCACGAGGTGCCCGACAGGCATCGCGAAGGGCGCACGGTTCATGGGCGGGCTAAAGGCGGCCAACGCCACGGCAAGCGCACCCGCCCCGAATTGGCAAGAGCGGGAAGTCAAGCCGCTAGGCCCCGTGCTGGAGGAAGTAGCAGCCCGTGGCAGCCTGGCCGATATCGGGATTCGTCTCGGCTTCCGCGGTGGACGGCCAGACCGTGCAGGCGGACGCGCGTTGCTTGCGGCAGGGCAAGCCTTGATTGCCTCGAACGACAACGCCAAAATTAAAGTCGCCGCATAGGGGTGTTCTTTAACGACAGCCGCCCAGGATCACAATTTGAAGCAGATACCATAATTCTGTTTCAATTCTCGTCTAGGGTCATACTCCCCTGCATAAAGATCGTCGAACGTACGAAAGAGTCGTGTGTTTACTCGCTCGATCCAGTCCATCGTCCCCTTGATATTGTCATCGTAGACTTCGATCCGCTCAAGCCACATTCGAAACGGTCGGATCGTGAAATTCAAGACCGGCGCCATGAAGCGGATGTCCGCTGGATGGTAGTCAGTGAACGCAGAAAAAGTTCCATCGTCGTTGCGTACCAAGCCCCAGTCCATCGACTCATTCCACGAACCGTGGATTGATTCCGACATCATGCCGTAAGTTGACGCATAAAGATCATCGTGTTCGATCTCGCCAAATATTGTTCGGAAGCTTTTCCCCTGTAGCTTCCAGCTGTTCTTCTTTTGCACGTCAAAATCATCTTTCGTCAGATTCTCGAAAGTCATTTTTTCGCGCATGGCGGCAAGAAGACGTTTCCCCGCTTTCGTATCGAAGAAGTGTGATCCGCTTTCCAAATCACGCAGAATACGGAGTCGGTCCTTGTAGGAGCATTTTCTGTAGTCAGTGATTGCATCGCGCCCGTTGAGCATCAGATAGGTCGCGATTACCGAGGCCTCAATCATAGGTCGTTCGAGAACAGCGATGATCTCAGCATTATTGCGCTCGTAGTATTTAACCACTTCCTTGACGAGCTTTGATGTGCGTACGAGAAGGCCGAGAATCGGCGCGTCGTCGATCGAGAAGCCGGTCGGGTTCCGGTCCACATTCTTCAACCGCGTTAGGGTGTCGTAGAGGTCGCCGACGTCCCTGTAATATGCGACGGAGAACTCATGCAATCCGGCCAATGAGCTGAAGCAGCGCTCGATATAGGCGGGCTGATACTTGCTTGTAATTTCGAACAGCTCTTCCATGACTGCGTCCCATTTTCTCGCATCCTGCCGCTGAACAGCGGTTCCAAGTGCCACTGATGGTTTAGAACAGAATTAGCAAAGATGTTCCGAATTGGGCATCCGAGGTGGGTCGTAGCGGATGGTCCTCCTCGGGGATCAATCGTCAGAATTGCAGCATAGGGTGCCAGATAGCGTTTCCACAACGCGTAATAGATGAGGAAACATTCTGTATCCTCTTTCCTGTGTAATTTCAGGCGGCTTCGGCCGCCTTCTTTTTTGCCCTCAATACAATCTTTCACAAGTTAGGAGGCCGCTATGACCGGCTGGTCCAACCGCGACTTTACGGTCGCGGAAGCTGCCGCCATGAGCGGTCTGCACCGCGCGTCACTGGACGTGCTTATACACCGCTCCCGCGACGTGGCGGTGCTGTTCTCTGAGAAGCGAGGCCGAAATCGCTGGTTCTCTCCGCGCGACATCGCCGTGCTGCGGATCGCATTCGAACTGGAGCGGGCCGGCCGTGGCTGGCTTACTGCGATCGGCGCGGCCTTCGACAATCTACAGGCGCCGCCGTCCAGCGACACGCTGCTGGTAGCGCCCGCCGTCATAAAGCGGGCGTGCGGGCTACCGCGCCTCATTCCTGATCGTGACGTGCCCCGGCTGCCGTTCGACGTTTCGACAATAGTCATTCCCATTGGTCGGATCGTCGCTGACATCATGGCGCGGTGCGCTGATCTACAGAAGGAGCCCGCTTAGTGTGGCCATTCTCACGGCGAGCCTCAGAGCCGCCTGAAACCAAATCTGAACTTACTGATCCGGACTCCCCATCGTGGCAGGCGTTGATGGGCTGGTTCACCAGTTCCTCAACGGGCGTCATCGTCACGGCCGAAAACGCCATGCGCGTCCCGGCCGTGAATTGCGCCGTCAACCTCATCGCCACTACGGTCGCGACTCTTCCGGCCAAGGTCTATGAAGACGCGGCGGACGGGAAAGAAGCTGCTCCAGATCATCCGGCATATCCGCTGGTTCATTCTGACTCGAACGATTGGCAGTCGGCCGGCAAGGTTCGCGAACTCGCTACCATAGACGCCATCTTACATGGAGATGGTTTTGCGCATGTCGGCAAGGCAGGAAACAAGCCAGTCGAAATCGTGCATGTGCCGCGTCATGCGGTCGTGGTCGAATGGCTGGATTCGGGCGAGCCTCGATACAAGATCGGCTCAACGTATTACGGCCCGGACACTATCATCCATATCCAGGCACCAGGCATCGACGGAAAGCGTGGCCTTGGGCTGATCGCTGCCGGACGCGACGCCATCGGCCTCGCAATCGCGCTGGACGCCACTTCGGCCCGCCTTATGAAGAATAACAGCCGCCCCGGTGGCGTTTTGTCCTTCGATGGAAAGCTAACAGCGGAAGCTGCTCGGCGAGCCGGCGAGTCTTGGCGCGCCACCCATGGTGGCGAGGGAAGTGGCGGCGTGGCCGTGGTCGATAATTCGGCCAAGTACGTGCCGGTGGCATTCACGTCAGTTGAATCGCAACACGCCGAACAGCGTGCTTTCCAGACGGCAGAGGTGGCGAGGCTCACCCGAGTCCCCGTCACCATGTTGCAGTCGCTTGAGCGTGGCACCTTCGCCAACGTGGAACAGCAGGCGCTGCAATTTCTGCAGTTGTGTCTGTTGCCCTGGCTCAAGGCATGGACGGACGCATATCGCCGAACTCTTCTGGCGAAGGAAGAGCGCAGCAAGTTCAGCATCGCCTTCGTCGTAGACGATCTCCTTCGCGGCGATACAGCCACGCGGGCTGAAGCCTATGCGAAGTTCCGAGCAGCGGGGGTGATGACCGCGAACGATGTCCGGCGCCGGGAGAATATGCCCGCATTGCCGGAAGGCAACACCCTGGCCAGTCCGTTCACCACACCGGGCGCCGCGGCGAATGACAACAAACCTCCGCAGAAGGAAAAAGCAGCATGACGAAGCACGCGCCGGAGCATGGCGCATTTTTCGAACTCGACATCAAGGCCGTTCAAGATGACGGCCTTTTTCACGGGTACGCCTCGCTATTCAATGAGGTGGACCTTGGAAACGATGTGGTTCAACCGGGCGCCTTCACGAAGTCACTGGCCACGCGACCAGCATCAAAAGTCAAAATGCTGCGTGAGCACGGCAATGAACCCATCGGGGTTTGGCAGTCGATCATCGAAGACGGCAAGGGCCTGCGTGTTTCCGGCAAGCTGGTCCTCGATACCGTCCTTGGCAAGGAAACACATGCCCTCCTGAAGGCCGGTGCGCTCGATTCAATGTCGATCGGATACCGGACGAAATCCTCGCGCCTGGATAGGGCAAAGGGAGTGCGGTTGCTCGATGAGATTGAGCTCTACGAAATCAGCATCGTGACATTTGCGATGCTGCCCTCGGCGACCGTCTCGGCCGTCAAATCCGAAAATACCACATCATTTCGCGAGCTGGTTGATGCAATCAACGCGGCTCGCACTACGCTGAAAGGCAACAAATGACTTTCCATTCTACAAACTTCCCGGTGCTCGAAACCAAGTCTGCCGACAACGTCGATCCCATCCTTGAGGTGAAGACGGCACTGGACGCCCTGACGGCCGACGTGAATGCCAAGACCGCAGGCGTCGACAAGATTACGGAACGGCTCGACGGCATCGAGGCCAAGCTTGCTCGCCCGAATATCCAGACGAAGAAGGATGACGAGCCGACCGAAGGCCGCAAAGCATTCACCCATTACCTGCGCTCTGGCAAGGAAGCGCTCGGCGCCGACGAGGTAAAGTCGCTGACGATCGCGGACGACAGTTCTGGCGGCTATCTGGCTCCGGCTGAGTTCTCTGCTGAAGTCGTGAAGGGCATCGTTGAGATGTCTCCGGTTCGACAGGCGGCGCGAGTTGGCAGCACATCGAGCGGTGAAGTCCTGATCCCGAAGCGCACCGGGCGTCCTACGGGCCATTGGGTCGGCGAAACCGAAACCCGTTCTGCCACCGAGTCGAGCTACGGCCAGATCGAAATCCCGATCAATGAAATGGCCTGCTACGTCGACGTGTCGCAGCGTCTCCTTGAGGATGCCGCGGTCAATGTCGAGGCGGAAGTGGCCTTCGACCTCGCCGAAGAATTCGGCCGACTCGAGGCCCTCGGCTTTATGCAGGGCGACGGCGTCAAGAAGCCCGTGGGCGTTATGGAGGCGCCTGGCGTTCCCTACACCTTCACCGGCAATGCTAGCACTCTCGGCACGGCTCCGGCTGATACGCTGATCGACGCGTTTTACGCGCTGTCGGCCTGGTATCGGAACCGCGGCGTCTGGATGATGAACGGCACCACGCTTGCCGCCGTGCGCAAGCTCAAGGACGGCTCGACGGGAGCGTTTCTGTGGCAGCCCGGCCTTGCCGCTGGCCAGCCTGAGACCATCCTCGGTCGGCCGGTGATCGAGGATCCGACGATGGACAGCGTCGGATCCGCAGCGGAGCCGATCGTGTTTGGCGACTTTGGTTCGGCCTATCGCATCTATGACCGCATCGCCCTGTCGATCATGCGAGACCCGTACTCGCAGGCGGCTAACGGCCTGGTTCGCTTCCACGCGCGTCGTCGTGTCGGTGGCGGCCTGGTGCTTGCGGACGCTCTCCGCAAGATTCGTTGCGCAACTTCGTAATCTCAACAAGGGCGGTCCTTCGTGGCCGCCCAATCCTCTTTTTACAAGGAGCGCTCAATGCGCGATCTTTATCATAATCTCGGCGTCGTTCTGGCGCTGGTTCCTGCCGTCAAGTCAGCCGCAGGCGACGGCGCCACCATCGATACGAAGGGCTACAACTCGGTCGCTTTCGCGCTCAACACTGGCGCAATTGTTTCGGCCGGCGACTTCGGCATCAAGGTCCAGCATTCGGATGAATCCGGTTCAGGCTGGGCCGATGCACCTGCGGGCACGTTCTTCAGCAATGCGCCCGCGACCCTCGCGGCGTCATCTGCTTACAAACTCGGCTACATCGGCGACAAACGCTACTGCCGGCTCAGTCTGACCACGGCAGGCGGCACGTCGATTGCGGCCGGCGCCACGGCCATTCTCGGCCACGCTCGCGAAAAGCCCGTAGCCTAACCAGTTAAGGCCGGATTCATTGAGGGCTGCGCCACTGGCATTCGGCCTTTGGCTTACGGGCTAGTCCGACAACGCGAAGCAACCTCCTGCCGGCCGCAATGTTCTTTGATCGGGTCAAGGTTGCAGAGTCCAGATACCAGCCGCCTTCCTAACTCACCGGCCCTTAGAGGGCAGTGAGGCGCGGCCAAGGGTCATTAGCAGGCGGCATGCGGGACGCTGCCGTCTGCTTTCATTTTCAGGATTATCATCATGCCAACATTAGGACCGCGCGTTTGCGCGTGCGGCCGAGTCGTGCCGCCTAGTCAGCAATGCGTTTGCGCTAAGGCTCGCAAGGCAGCCGGCGATGCTGCTCGGCCTTCTGCCCGCGCACGCGGATACGATCATGCATGGCAGGCGGCTAGGGCGAGGTATCTGGCCAGCCATCCGAACTGTGTCGAATGCGGTAGCAAGGCTAGCCTTGTGGATCACATCGTATCGATCCGGAAGGCTCCGCTTAGACGGCTCGACCCGACTAACTTTCAATCAATGTGCGCTGGCTGTCATGGCCGCAAGACCGCTGCCGTCGATGGCGGTTTCGGGCGTGCATCTAGTGTGACAATCTCGGTCGCCCCCCTTTAGACGTATGCCTTTACGACTTTCTTCGTTTCCTTGGTGATGAAGGCCGCGTCGTCATCCCACGTATATCCCAAGCTTTCGGCGAGCCCGTAAAAGCCCGGTCCCGGATTGGTCGTTCCGGCGGACTTGCGATGTACTATCACCGACAACAGAACACCCATCTCCTCGTGGCTGCGCTCGGAAACACGGCCAAGGATTTCCCCGATTTTGGTGCGGTCGGCGGGAACAGACGTCTTCATTCCAACCTGGGCCATCACGGGCTCGTAGAAGATGGCAGTCTCGCCTTTCTTCAGCTGCCTGACGAGGTAGCGCATTACAATGTCGACGTTCTTCTCGAAGGCTTCTTCCAAGTCGACGAGCGACTTAAGCGCAACGAAGCGGTTTTTGCCAATCTTGATCTCCTCCAGCTTGCCAGTGCTGATCATCGCCGTAACTGCGGGAGGGGTTCGAGCTAGGTGCTCGGCCACCATCGGGATCGGTACGATCGCTAGGTCTCGGTCCTTGGCGAAGGCCTTGATGTAGTCGTCCAGAGTGACATATTCCGTTGCCATTATTCATTCCTCAATTAACGATTTGCAAAGCTAAGCGTATCATCAGGGGATGGATTGTCAAGTTAACGGCATACCCCTCAAATCGGCCACACAAGACCCATGACGTGCCTTACCGACTTAGGGCACCGAGGCTGCCGCTTTCGCTGAGGGGCCACCACACGTTGCGCCCTACGCTGCCTGCCTACGCCACGGCAATGGCAGGCGGGGGCGGCCTTCGACTTTGGCCGACCGCCGGGGGACCGACGTGGGCGGGTCGCTTACGAAAAACGGAAATTGGGGCGTTCTCTAAATTGAACTGCCAGAAAGGAATAGACAATGGAAATCATAACCCTTGAGGAGTTCAAGGAACACGCCCGCATCGTTACCGATGATGAGGACACCGCTATCCAGTTTAAGGTGGACGCGGCCAATGCATATGTCTCGTCGTTCCTTCCCGCGCCGGAAGACCCGCCTGCGGCCATCGCCGATGAGGTGAAGCAGGCGACGCTGCAGATCGCCAGCGACTGGTGGGAGAATCGCGAGAACAGCTTTCCCGGCCAGATTCAGGAGATCCCGCTCGACGCGATGGAGATCATTCTGAACCATCGGGAGTTCGCATTCGGATGACCGCGCGTCCCGGCCAACTGCGTGAGTCCGTCACGCTTCAGAACTATACGGAGGTGGATGACGGCGCCGGAAATTGGTTCGGCGAGTGGTTTGATGTTGCCACGGTTCCGGCCCGAATCCAGTCCCTGAAGGGAAGCGAAGAAGTCTTGGCAAGCCGCCTCACTGGCGTCCAGCCAATTGTTGTCACGATACGCAATGGGGGCGACGTAGCCGAAGTCGGAACCGACTGGCGGCTAATCAATGTCGGCGCGGGCCTTGATGCCTTTGGCCAGCCGCGGGGCTTGCTCAATATCCGCAGCATCATCCGGTCTGAACGCGGCGACTGGATCGACCTGCTTTGCGAGAGCGGGGTGGCGACGTGAGTCATCACACTCGTGGTCGGAAAGCCGAGCCGCGCGCGATAGCTGATGCGGTGCGGAAAGTTCCTAAGCCGCCTGCGGAAATGACCGACGAAGCCAAGGCCGAGTGGAAGCGTGTGATGCCCGTCTTGGTAGAGCGTCGCGTGCTTTCTCAGGCCGACATCGGAGCGGTGGAACGGTTCTGTGAAGCGTCCGGCGACATTCGGATTGCGCGTGCTGCTATCGCGGCGGATGGCGCATACGTCCAGAACCGGCTCGGCGAACTGAAACGGCATCCCGCCTTCGCCACCTTGCGCGAGTCCACTGCCGAGGCACGCCGCTGGGCGGCTGAACTTGGCCTGACACCGGCCAGCCGAAACCGCGCAGGCGCGCACGATGACGATGAAGACAATCCACTAGACCTGTAGGAGCCAATATGGCGCGACCCGCATGGCTGTTCGATGACAGCCCGATAGACGACCCGCTCGGCTATGGTCAGCGTGCCGTCGACTTCCTCTTGGCATTGAAGCATCCGAAGTCCCGGCTGCCCGGCAGGCAGTTTCAGCTCGACCCTTGGGTTGAGAGACTTGTCCGACGCATCTATGGCCCGCGCGATGCTGATGGCCAGCGGCAGGTCCGCACCGTGTTCGCCATGATTCCTCGTGGTGCCCGGAAAACCTCCATCGGAGCCGCGCTTATCGCGCTCCATACCTTCGGCCCGGAACGTGTTCCGAATGGCCAGACTGTCAGCGCGGCGGCGGATTCGAAGCAGGCTCTTATCGCCTATGACGAAGCGCTCGGCATCGTCCAGGCTGATCCTGCAATCGCCAGCAAGCTGCAAATCCGTATCGGTACTCACAAGATTCGTCACCCGCGAAAGGGTGCGACCTACGAGTCCATATCGAGCGACGGCGCGACACAGCACGGCAGGACAGTGAACTTCCTTCTGTCGGACGAAATCCATGCATGGAAAAAGCGCGACCTTTGGGAAGCTCTGAAGACCAGCTTGGCGAAGACGCCTGAGTCCCTGCACGTGATCACGACTACGGCAGGCCGCGGACAGGATAATCTTGCGTTCGATCTCGTTTCTTACGCTCGCAAGGTTGCTGCCAGCGAGATCGAGGACGCTTCCTTCCTCCCGGTTCTGTTCGAGCCCGGTGCGGGCGCTGATTGGAAGGATGAGGCGCTATGGCATGAGGTGAATCCCGGACTTGCACTCGGCTATCCAGACTTGAAGGGCTTGAGGGCGATGGCGCGGGAAGCCGAGAACCGGCCTGCTGATCAGGACGCCTTCCGCCAATACCATTGCAACTTCTGGCCTGACCATTCGACCTCGCCTTTCGTGGATATGGCGACCTACGATGCCGGCTCCGATCCGATCGACCTTTCGGAACTGGAAGGCTTGCCTTGCTGGATTGGCGTAGACCTTAGCTCGTCCGGCGACCTGACCGTCATTGTCGCCGCGTTCCGTGACGGGGACGGCTACATCGTAGTTCCGTGGTTCTTCTGCCCGAAAGAGAACTTGCGACAGCGGCAGGACCAGTCAGGGGCACCCTATGTCCGGTGGGCCGATGACTCGTTGATCACCGCGACGCCTGGCAATGTGGTCGACTTCCGTGCTGTCGAGCAAAGGATTCGGGAGCTATGCGAACAGTTCGACGTGCGAGAAATCGCCTTCGACCCGGCCTTGGCCCGCAACGTTTTGAACAACCTGCTAGAGGAGGGACTGCCCGCTATCGAGCATCGACAGGGTAGCCTATCCATGATGCCGGCGATTGCCGAACTCGAACGGGCGATAGTGGCGAAACGCCTGCGGCATGGCGCCCATGAGATTCTGCGGTTCTGTTTTTCGAACGTTGAAGTCGAGACCAACAGCCACGGGCATAAGGTTCGGCTGCACAAGGGAAACCGTTATCTTTCGATAGACGGCGCAATCGCCGCGGCCATGGCCGTTTCACGGGCCTCTTTGGGCGGCTCGGCGGAAAGCGGAAGTCTCTATGACGACCCGAACTGGAAAGATGTGGTGTCGGCGTTTGGTTGAAGTGGTGGAGAAGGGTGTAAAGGTACAGCGCATCGTGTATTCCATCCTGGCGCATCCGTCTCGCGCTCGGGGGAGCCGTGGGAATCAATGTATTTGTAAATAAGTCTGTGCAGTTGGATGACACGCATCAGAAGCGCGTGAACACGTCTTTGGATCACAATCCAACTTCTCAGCCCTTCAACGGAATTACCGTCCACTACGTCTTTACCCGTAACAAGGTCCAAAAAGGCGATGGTGACGGGAATCCGCTGATCTACGCGCTCAAGGAACTGAAGCAGTATACGATGGTCCCCATGTATCGGACCCGTGTGATGGACCGGGCTCGGGATGTGGTCTTAAAGCTGCGGAATGATGTTGTGCCGGATCGGATCATGCCGATGCCCTCCAGCAACGGATTCGTGAGCGAGTTCGCGGACATCGTCGCGGCGGTGCTGGAGAAGCCGCTGATGGATTCTGCCTTTCTTCGGAAGAAGACACTTGGCGAAATGGTCAACGAATATGGCAACGATCCGTTGCCCAAGATGTCGCCTAGTCAGTTAGATGCTTACAAGTCTCAGCTTGCGCTGTGGCGCAAGGGACACCCCGACAGAGATGTTTCCATGAAAGATATCAGTCCCAAGATCAGGGAGTTCTTCCTTCCGCTCACTTTGGCGGGTGCGTTTCCGGACATAGCGGGGCAGCGGGTGCTTCTGGTGGACGACCTGATGTCGTCCGGCTCCACCATGGCCAGCGCTGCCAACATTCTCATTGAGGGTGGTCAGTGCCCGCTAACTGGACTATGCTTCCTAAGCAGCCTTCCTGGTGAGAACTAGATATTCACCCTGCAGCCAAGCTCCGTATCGAGACCCGTACCCACCATCTTGACACTCTGGAGCATTCCACTACATTACCTGTAGCAGTCGACGGAGACGTCGCGACCATGCTTATGCCTCATGGTCGTTAAACATAGGGTGTGGATTAAACCCCACACAGGTCCGAGCGGCACCGGGTAGGGTCAGGCGGTAAGCGCCGAAAGCTACTAAAGACCACGTATCGGGTGGTGAGAATACGAAGAAGGGAGCCTATCGGCTCCCTTCTTTCGTTTTGTTCGAACACAGGCAGCAGCGCTGAAGCGCCGAATCCAAGAATTCATTTGGGAATTTTCAGTAAAAATGGTAGTATAACCATACCAATATCGGTTTGAGGATATCCCAAATGACACCCGACGCAATTGCACTGAAGATAAAAAAGATGGTTTTTCTTGCGCTGAAACTTTCACGTAGGGCTTTAAGCTTGATTCGGCTCAGCCTCATCGCTGCGGCACACCAGCTTAAATCCCCAACAGTGCGTATCAAAGCCGCAGCGATGAGGCTGATACCACAAAAAATTACTTTTGTAAATAGCGTTGAATACTAGCGAAATACATCTCGTCAAATTACGCTACAAAAGGGCGAGAGCGCGTCATCGCCTCCACATCTGCCCTAATTCCTCATCGAACCAAGCCTCGGCATCGTAGTCCGGCCCCATGGTCGATCGGAAGTCCATGTAGCCGCCATATCCATTTGTTGAAAGCCATGCCTTGAACGACGAAAAGGATGGGTGCTCCCGATCCTCATCAGAAAGCGTGTTTGCCCACTGTGTCGATAGCGATCGGATTGCTTTCTCTGAATCGGCCTTCTTCATGTCTAATCCTCCTGCCGATCCTAAAGCCTAAATTCGCCTACGGGGCGAGTCGCGCCTCGGCGAAGTTGTCGTTGTTATCTTCCTGCAAGCGCCCGGACGCCCGCAGGTGCTCTACGAGCACCCTCTCGACATAATTTGACACGGTGCGTCCCTCAGCCTTGGCGGCGCTTTCGAGCGCCCATTTGACATCGGGCGAAATACGTAGCGCCAGATTGGCGGTTTTTGACATGGCTGTTCGGCTCGGCTGTTCTGTTGGTGTCATGCATTGTAATGCATCTTAATGTTGACGGCTAGCACGGCTTATGTAATGCATTGCAATGCAACGCATGACATTGAACGGAGAAAACAAATGGACCTTTACGATCTCGCCGCGGGCGCCAAGCTCGCGCACGACCATGCCGATGATATGGAAGACAAGATCAACACCATCAAAGACCTCGTTCGGACGCTGAGCGTGTACGGCAAGCTTCTTTCCGACGCCGACGATCAGAGCGCATTTCAGCGTATCGTGTACATGGTGCAGGACGCCCATGAGGAACTTGAACAGGTCCGTAGTGAGATTGTCGCCGCAACCGATCTCGACCGCATGCGTGCGCCGCACACATGGGCCTTCAAGCAGCTTCCCTTCAATCAGAGGCGCGGCACGGGGATGCACTTCAACGACGAAGGGGACGTGTTCCTTGAATGGCAGCATGGCGACGGTCGCCGCACCGGCACGCAATACGCGGCCGTGATGAACTATGAGAGGGACGATCGAGGCAGCATCGCATCTGAGACGCCGGTCAAGCCGAAGAAGGTGAAGGAAGCCGCCTGA